CTGAAGAAGTCCGCAGTGATGTGGAAGAACTTCTGACGAAATGTAGGAATAATCAGCGAGGAGACGTGATCTGGGTTGCTACTCTTAAGGATGAAAGGAGACCTATAGAGAAAGTGAATCAAGGGAAAACCAGAGTTTTTGCTGCAGGCCCCATGCACTACACAATTGCGTGTAGACAATACTTTCTTGATTTTGTGGCTCATATTATGAGAAACAGAATCGATAACGGTATTGGTGTGGGAACCAACCCTTATAATTTAGATTGGCATCGGACAGGTGTTGCTCTAAGTTCTAAGGGAGGGAAAGTTGTTGCAGGAGATTTTGCTGGTTTTGATGGCTCTCTCATTCAAGCCATCTTGTGGGCGATTTGTGATATTATCAATTCTTTCTATGATGATGACGAGGAGAATCAACTCATTCGTGAGGTCCTCTTTGAGGAGATTCTCAACGCCAACATCTTAGTTCAAGGAGAACTGATAAGGTGCGATCACTCACAACCCTCTGGAAATCCGCTTACGGTAATTGTCAATAGTATTTTCAATCAAATTGTTATGAGATATGCATTCATTTTGTGTTCAAGAAAAGCTGGTAAAAATTTCACATTGAAAGATTTTAATAAATTTGTTAACGTTCAAGCATTCGGTGATGATAATGTTTTAAATATATCTGATGAAATTATTGATGTTTACAACCAAATTACCATAACAGAAGCTCTGGCAACGATTGGTTTGACCTACACAGATGAAGGGAAGACAGGGGAACTAGTACCCTATCGAACCTTGGATGACGTGAAATATTTGAAGCGTTCTTTCAAGGTCGATGGGGATGGCTATTTCCGCGGTCCTCTTGACATCGATGTGTGTAGAGAAATGACCAACTGGACACGAGAAAAAGGATCAAAGAATTATGATGCCACTGTAGATAATTGCAATTTTGCACTTATTGAATTTGGTCTCCATGGAAAGAGCATCTTCCAAGAATATAGAAGGAAGATAAGTGAAGCTTTTAAGAAGCGGAACTTATTCCCACATCTTTACACTTGGACGGATGTTAGTGCTTTGATCGCTGACTCTCGTGATGATTTTGAACTCTTCTAAAGGATTTGTTTGCGACAGTGAAGTCGATAAAATCCGACACAAAAGTCGTTAAAATGGGAGTAGTGACCTAATCACCCCAAAAACCTGATTGCAGCTTGCATATATCCCGAAAATGCAAGTGATGATCTTCAGGTCACAGCGATTAGCACCGCTTGTGGGTTGCGGCTATTTAGTCTGGTGCAACCTTAAAAGACCACGGGTTTGAGGTGCCTAGCTCGGTTCCCTCTATAACATTGTTTAAGAGCTCAAAACACCGACACAAGCAATAA